GTCGTCAAGCATTTCACGCTTAACACGGGTAACACCGGCAATCCATTTTACAGTTTCGGTAACATCGTCAATATCGAAGTTTACACCCGGCTTGCTGCTCAAACTGGCAATATCGCCCGAACCGTCCCATACACCGGCGGCGCCATCACCGCTTCCGGTATAACGGGGATAGTAGATCGTGGATCCTTGTGTAGTTGCATTGGGCAGTAAAGTCCGCAGCCAAATAGGCATGAAGGGGTTTTGATATAGCCCACGAGTTTCAGTAGTCAGCTTCGCATACTCTCCATTAGCGAAATTGGACATATTGAAATCTTCATCCGTGGCCGCTTTCATCTGGATGGTTACAGACATTCCTTTTGTCTGGGCCATCTTTTTCAAATCCTTTTCCTGCTCTTTCAGTCCCTCGGCTACTGCATCCTCAAAAGATTTAATTTCTTTCTTCGGGCCTTTATTTTTCTGTGCTGCTTGCCATTCATCGAACTGCTTTTGCAAATCGGCTTTGGCTTCCTCGGCGGCTTTCTTCGCCTCGGCTTCCTTCTCGGCAATCTCTTTTTTGAGATCTTCGATAGTGTCGGTCAACTCTTTAACCTTGACTGCGTTTTGTTCGCTCGCCTCTTTGATTTTTGCTTCATTAGCTTCTTTCAGCTTTTTGCGAAGCTCTTCAAGGGCGGCTTTTAATTCCTCATCCATAACAGATAAATTTTAAATCGTTTTTAAAAATTGGTTTATGTTCTCAACAAGTATTGCGGATTGAACCGCTTTAACCCCCGTTCTCGGCGCAGTGGATGCCTCCGGCTGCGTGGTAGTAGTCAGGTCAAATACTTGCTGTTGTAATTGTTTTATATTTAGTAAAAGCAATTCGATAGTATCATCGGAGGCGTCTGTATCGTAACAGAATTTCTCCATCTGTTTAATCTTCATTTTCATTTTGTCCACACTCATGCTTTTCACGCCGGTAGACACAGCATTCTCATTCATCGGGAAGGTTACACCGGAATACTCATAAAGGAATAGTTCCTTCAAATGATTTATTTTGTTAATCGTATTCTCTGTTGTGACCTTGTATCCGATAGAAAAAGAATCCATAATACCCGCATCAAACAGTTTCAATATATCATTGCCTAACGTGGTATCAGGCACCGGGCTTTCATGGTAAAGACCGTAGCTATCTTCTTTCAACACAGTTGGTTTGCTTACTATCTGCCATGGGTCGTGTTGATTTAGAAAGAATATTCTGTTTGAGCCTTTCGGGCCACGCTCTTTGATAGTCTTTTTGAATGCCCCTGGTTCGATTAAATCCCCTCCTAAGTCCACGTTATTAAAAGCGGCCGCATAACCGGTAATTGTCCTGCCTCTCGGATCCACATCTTTCACGGCTTTTAAAGTTTCTACTCCCTCAAAATCTTTGTATGAAACAATATTTTTCATTGTCCTGCATTTTGATTGTTAAATAAAGCATCGAAGGTTAAGCCCAACAAAGAACCTAACTGCGCCCCGGCGATAAGCTGTTGCAATAGGTTTACAATTCCTACCCCTGATGCCGGTGTTTCTATTAGCTCAATTCCAGGAAGCCCTTCCATCCCTTCTGCGCTCACAGTCATGGGCCGTGGCTTAATCATCATGCGCCCGTTTTTATCCCGTTTTGTCTGTAGCGCAAATGAGCAGCGACAATTAATTAAATTCCCGGCGCTGGCTCCCAATGAACTATCACCGGGGAACATTAGTTGTTCGCCGCTGACTTCAAATGCTTCCTCTAAATCAACTTTTCGTATATCTACCTCATGATGGTCAAACGGGCTATTCTCGCTATTAATACCCGGCCTTACCCGGTTGTCGTGAGAACTAACCCAAATCTTTTCTTTTTGAAAGTTTGATTTATTCGCCGCTAAATACCGTCCCAAATTCATCATAGCGACCGTTTCAGTCCGGGCAATTCTCAACGCCCGCATAGCTGGTATATCGCTCGTGATTAATCCCTTTGCAACTTGGTCGAAGGTCAATCCTGCTTGTTGACCGTTTACAATCTGTTCAGCTATCCATTTGCGTGTAGTCTCTGTAATGCCGGTTACTTTCTTCGCCCCGAATAATCTTAAATAGGCTTCTATCATTTCACGGTCACCCGGTTGATTTGCTTTGGTTTCAAAATCTATCATCTTCCCGACATCAGGAAAATGATAAACGCCTTTCTGGCCGCTTTCCTCGGCCGTCATTTCGGCTTCGGTAATCTTAGCATAATCTACCCCCACCCTGATAGCTATTCTTTTATAAATCTTCGCCAGATTGTTAGGGCTTATCTCATTTACTGCTTGCCGTTCCATTCCAGCGGGATAATCATGAGCAGCGGTCAGGAACTGCTTAATTTGATCTTTCAGGACAGGATATAAAGCCTTTGCCGCTGCCTTTTCATATTGCTGCTGCTGGCGGCTGAATGCTCGATGAAAGCGCCGGGCTTCTTTGGGCGATATGGTAGCGGCTTTATTCATCATCAAGCCCCGTGTTTGGTAATTCGGCTACACTCATTCCTAATTCGGTTATCGGCATTTTATTTGAATCCATGTAAACCATATTCATTTCAGGTATATCGCTTTCGTTCTCATTCATATAAACCCGCTTTTCGTTCGGCGTGAACCAATCGGCCAGCTTCAACCAAGTTGCCAATTCCTTTAAATCTGATTGTAATTCCACGTAAACGGTGCTATCATAGTCCAGCACAATGCCTTTGTTTTTATAGCCCCAATCGGTTTGCAATTTTTGGTTTCTGGAATCTCTAAGCTGGTTTAATTCTGGAAGAATGGTGTTTATTATGAAGTCCTTGCGGAACTGCTCTACGTTGTCATACTTCTGGTTTGCGCCGGAATTAAACAGCCCCGACCATACACCATACGCATTACATAAATCGTCTTGTGTGTAATTACTTATCTCTAATATCTTCAAATCCTCTATCCCTAAGCCTACATCCAGTATGCCGCCTTTGCCCGGCATTAAGATGAACCCGCCTTTATTCTCTACCATCTCCTGCCGGAAGCGCTCTTTTAACCGCCCGGCTTGTTCCTTCGCATTTGTCGGGGTGAGATTCTCGCTGGTGATTATCTTCCTCGCACCTCTGTTTTGGAGTATCTCTATAGCTGCTTCCCGTGCATCGTTATCCTGCTGGTTGGCTATCCACGCCGCCTGTAAGGGAGAAAACCCGTAAAGGTGCTGACCGATATAAGAGTAATTCGGATTGAAATATTTAATATGATTGACTTCCTCTAAGCTAAAATCAATCGGCCCACCTTCTGTTAAAACATACCCCACCGGCATGACTGGGAAAGTGTCCGATACTTTTATCTCTGTATATTGAGGCGGCAATAGCCACAATTGTTGCGGCATCCCTGCATTATTCCCGGCCTCTAAGAGATAGGCATATTCATACGCATTCCCAGTGAGCAGCTTGTAGGTAAACAAGCCCTCGGTATACTCTGAACCGCTCATTAGCGGGTTCGGGTTAGCCAGCAGATCATTCAGCCGGGCATCATTCACCGGCTCCAATGCCTTGCGTTTTATAATCTGTAAGTTTTTTAGGCTGGTTGCGGTCTGATGCTGGCTGCTTAATGCTTTGTATTGCTTAAAACTTTCTTCACTCCTGACCTTATAAGCCCCCCACGGAGCGTAGGAACAGGTTTTTGCAATCTTGCGAACAATCGAATAAAGAGTTACATTCTTGTTCCAGCCCTCCTTGATATAAGCCTTTCTGTTACAATCGTTTATCAGGAAGGAGTAGGGAATCCATCGTAACTCTGTATTGCTGAAAATCGGGTTTGCTTTGGTCAGAAGGGACTTTACACGTTGAACCAGGGAAGGTTTGAACGTGCCGAATTTAAAGAAGTTTTTTTCTAATGTCGCTACGTCTGCCAAATTATTAGTTTGCAGACTTCTTCACGGGATTAATACAAAGATATTAGTTTTTTTAGAACTACCAAATTTATTTTTTAGGTTCCACGTGAAACATTTTTAGGTTATATTAAAAGAATACATCATCCCAAACGGGCTGAAGTTCATAAAACATCCGCATTGCCAGCATGTCAGAGAAGTCTGGCGACCGGCCCAAGACCTCTTTTACTTTGTCCTTTGGTATAACTGCTTTCTTGCCATCCTTATCCATGTCCTTTTGTTTCACCTGTTCTAATTCTTCAATAATCATTTGCTTTATTTCTGTGTCGGACGTCTGAATATAGATTTCATTCGCATTAATCAGCCGGGCCAATGTGAAGTAACATTGCGATTTCAGGTTATTGTAGTTCTCATCATTCAGCGCCGAACTATTGTTAACGAACCCTTTACATCCCAGAATGTCCACAACGCCGCCGCCTACACCGTCTTCATCTACGATAATGTTCGACCGGGGTACTTTATATTCGTGTGATAACTTCTTAATCAGTTCCGCCGCCTCATCTACCTTGTTTTTTTCTAACGTGATAATACGGAAGCACGTCAGACCATCCCACAGTCCTATAACCGTCCGATCTCTGCCTAACCGGGCAATATCGGCACTGATATACCTTTTCCCTTTAATTTTGCCTACAAATTCGTTTGTGAAAGCATTCAGGATATTATCATAGCTGATCAGGGCCGCCGGGTCGTCGTCATACTCCCAGTTCCCGTGTAGCAGCCTTTCCTTCTGATTTTTGTCAAGCGACCGGCGCAAATTCTCTAAATAGCCGGGCGGCAGTTTCTTATTGTCTTCCGGGAAAGCCTGTATAAATCGTTTCCACGCTTCCAAATTCCCTTCCTTGTTTTTTTTGTAAAATTCCCGGTAAAGATAGTTTTTTGATGGATTACATGTTTGTAAGAGCTTCGGCGGTAAATTATATACGTCGTTCTTCCATCTGCCTACACTCGCCATCAGGTTATTTTTCGCCGCTTCGTCTATTTCCCCTGCCTCTTCTATCCATCCCCTCGTCATGCTCATGGAGCCGAAGCGCATATACAGAGCATCGGAAGGTTGGTATTTCGCTTCCAGCAGGAAAATCTTTGATTTATTATAACACTGAAAAAAATTATCCTGCCCATTAAATTTTATGTATTTTTCAGTTACGCCCAAATTTCGGATCGCCTCAAAGATAGTCGGGATGGTGTATTTACGCAGATCATTCAGCTCCTTACGAGCAATAAAGTAATGTGTTTCGGGATAAAGAAAAGCATCCCCGAATATCAGAGATGCACCCAAATAGCTTTTGCCGCTTCCCTTACTGCCGCCGTACACTATTTCCGATACTGACGGGTCTAACCACGCCCGGCAAACATCCTTTTGCCTTTCATTCCCGTTTGTATCAAATTGTATTTTCATTCAATAAAACGGCATTATTTTGCGATTTATCAAATTGGGTGTCGAAAATTACCGGGGTTTTATCGAAGTCATTAGAAAATATCTAAAAATCACTTAATTTCCATGCCGGTAATCTGCTTCACTTCGATTTCGCCGGAATGATTTAAGTCTATGCGCTCGCTATATTTGCGGGGTTTGAGCTTTGCGGCTATCCATTTCCGTGCATCTACGCGTATCTTGCTCCGGTTTGTCCATTCTTTATTTTCATACTGTGCGCCGGTTTCAGGGTCAATAAGCGTGTCGTTCTTCCCGTCATCAGCAATTTCAAGCATTTCCTCTACTAAGAAGTCCGCCTGTTCATCTTTCGCGCGCGCATATTTCTGCGAAAAATCTTCTTTGCTGCTTAACCAATCCAGCACCGTCCTGACCGGTACCTTTAATTCTTCACAAATGGTTTTCAACGATTTATGAGACGTAGAGGTCAATTCACATATCTTTTTAGCGATTTCATCAGAATACAGAGAAGGACGCCCCCGCTTCGCGGGCTGCTTATTCGCTTTCTGCTTTGTCTTAGTTGCTGCCATCAGTTATTTTTTTGGGTTCAGCGCATCTGCATGAAGGCAATTCCAGCGGACGGGAAGAATCAAAAGGTACTATCATAAAAACCGAATCTTCATATTTATCCGCCAAATATTGTGCAGCTCTTTTATCGAAGGTTAAATGACCCTTCATAAAATCCCGACCATTTTGAATTATTCCGAGTGAGTCAACCGGGAATGTGATATTTTCATCCATTTCTTTCAATTAAAAAAGCCCAGCCCGAAAGAGCCGGGCCAATTCCCATGAAAAAGTCCATTGTTTAGGCAAATATAAAACATTTTTTAGATAAAACTAATTTTTTAGCATTTTGCCAAATATTTTAGTATTCGGCTTCTGGCTTCACCCCGCTAACCGTGTCTTTTCTTCATTATATTTTATTCAATGAAAGCCTTTCTGCTTGAGGTTTTCGCAAAGAATTGAGGTTTTATTAATCGTTATCGAAATCTCAAAAAAGTTGTAAAAATATTTGGTTAGTAACTTAAAGATTCCTATCTTTACATCATGCAATTAGAAAACAAAATATT